TCTGAGGATCTTACCCCTGCTGCCACTACTACTGGTCAGCTTGGTACGTTCCAGAAGTTCGCCTTCCCTCTTGTTCGCCGGGTTTACCCCCAGCTTCTTGCTAACAGCCTAGTTGGCGTTCAGCCCATGCAAGGCCCCGTTTCTCAGGTATTCTACCTTGGTAACGACCGTGCTATTGGCGGCGACATCCAGACCATCTACAGCAAGTTTAACCTTACCTACAAAGGTCTTACAGCATCAACCATCGGCTCTACTTCTGGTGTCGCTGGCGGCAACGCTGGTACTTTTGATGGCAACACTGGCACAGGTCTTGATCAAGCGCAAGCTACTACAGGCTTCGACCTTTCTAACGTCTTGAACATGGACGGTACTCAGCTTCAGGGCAACGGCGCTCCGTCCGGCACCTTCGGTGGTCAGATTGCTGCTTTCCCGAATGCTAATGCTGTCATGGGTTACCAGCTTTCCGCTGGTGAGCGTCTAACTGGTACGGGCATCCCCGAGATGACCTTCCACATCGAGCAAGAGGCGGTTGTCGCCAACACTCGTAAGATGCGTGCTCTCTGGACGCTTGAGGCGTCTCAGGACCTCAAGGCTTACCACAACCTTGACCTTGAGCGTGAACTCACTGACCTTCTTTCCAAGGAGCTTCAGCTTGAGATCGACCGTGAGCTTATCGAAGACCTTCGTATGATCGCCTACGGTATGCGTGACCGCAACCTTGGTGGTGTAAACCAGAACCTTATGGATTCTAACTACATCAACATGGGCGGCGATGGCACCTTCCCAGGTATTCAAGACAAGGACACCACTGGTGTTTTCGTTCCGGCTCAGTTCACCTACGACTTCAACGGTGCTCAGGGCGCTGGCGGCGACACTTCTCTCGGTACTGGTCAAGAGTCTTCTAACGTCTTTGTTGTTGATTTCTCTGCCTCTGGTCAGCCTGACCTCTTCCCGCGTCACGTTGGCGAGGTTTACTCAAACCTCCTTGCGGTGATTAACCTTGCTTCGCAAGACATCTACCGCACCACGATGCGTGGGCCGGGTAACTGGCTTCTTACCTCTCCTCTCATGGCTTCACTCATGGAGAGTGCCGCCAAGCTTGAGGGTGGTATCCAGCCCGCTGATGGTCCTACCAACATTGGCCGTAACAGCATTGAGTATAAGGGTAAGTTCATGGGCCGCTACGACCTTTACGTCGATCCCATGTACCCGCAGGACGAGATCCTTGTTGGCTACAAAGGAGCTAACGCGATGGACGCGGGCTATGTTTACGCCCCGTACATTCCGCTCCAGCAGCTACCAACTGTTGTCGATCCTGAGACCTTCCAGCCCAGAAAGGGCTTGCTTACCCGCTACGGTAAGGTCCAGATCGAGCCATACAACAGATTCTATCGAATCGTCCGAGTCATCGGCCCGACCGCTAACTTCCTCTTCTCGCCGTTCGCTAGAAACAGCAGTATTCTAGGCTCTACGGTTAGCTGATAGTTAGTAACTAACTAAATTAAGAGGGTCAGAGGTTTTTTCTTCCTCTGGCCCTCTTAGCATTCCTATATAAATAAGACATGTATAAGTACAGAAGCAAATGCAGGTGGAATATGCTTCTCCACATTGACGGGGAGATAGTAGAGATAAGACCCGGAGAGTTATTTAACTCTAAAGGGTTAGTTGAGTCTAGATACTTAGAGTTAATGGACCAACCAAAGAAGCCTAAGCGTGGCCCAAAGCCAAACATAAAAGAAGAAGATGGCAGCACTAAGAGTAGATCCTAAATTACTTGGCTATGGAGACTCCTTTGGAACCTACGCTGGTAGGAACCTTGGGGATACGGATATTTATTCCACTGCCATAGACGGCTCAGAGCTTAACAAAGGTCTGATGGCTGACCAAGTAGAGTTTAATACCTTTGAGCAGACCATCAAAGACTTTGTTCTTGCCCGTCTGGGTCATCCTATTGTAAGAGTTGAGCTTACAGATTTTCAACTAAAGACTGCGATAGAGGAGTCTATAACTAACCTAGACTATCATGCTCCTTTTTGGAACACTCAAATTGCTACGTTTGTTACAACACCTAACGTAAACACATACGTTCTTCCTACTCACATAGCCAACAACTTAAGCTACTGCGCTTATAAGAAATCTCTTCTCAGCATTCAGCCTCAAAACGGTACGCTAGAGTTTGATTTCTTTATTAAGTATTTCCAAGACAACTTTGTGTTCAGTGATTTCTCCATGTCTGATTTCTATCTCCTTCAGACTCACTTGGAGATGACAAGAAAAATCCTTAGTCAGGAAGGGTCCTGGGATATTATAAATGGTAATGTCCTCCAGCTATATCCTTCTCCAGGCTCTTACGAAGCGGTCATCTTAGTTTACCGTGGTCTTGACACAGGGACCATGCATCCCTACTACAAGAATTGGCTACAACGATACGCTCTAGCGGTGTCTAGAGGCATTCTCGGAGAGATCCGAGGCAAATATTCTTCGCTACCATCACCAGGAGGTGGAGCGAGCTTGAACGGAGCAGCACTTATTCAGCAAAGCGATGCTGAGAAGGAGAAGCTCAAAGAAGAACTTCTATCTGAGATAGAGGAACCACCAGTATTCACATTATTCTGATATGTTAAACGAAAAAATAACTAGAAGTCAAGCCATGAGGGACCATGCTCATGGTAGTTTTGGGCCTAAGCGCGGACAAAAAAAAGTAAAGGGTAAAAAGAAAAATTCAATATACACCAAAGACGATAAGGCTACGGCTGGTCCAAAAGGAAAGCTTCCTGACCACACCGTATATCAGGACATGGGATATCTCATGGCCGAGTCTCTTGGATTAGTTTCTGAAGCAAGGAGAGAGGTAGAGCGGGCTAGAGATTCCGGTGTTCCAACAAAATCAACCCCGTTTAAGCGCGGTGGAGACGGGGAAGATTCTGTTGATAGAGCGCGGAAGGACTATAAGGCGAAGGTAACAAGGCACAGCGTAAACATGGTTGGTGCAGATGTGGAGCCCTCTGAGGTCACGAAGTCTAGAAAAGCCAGAAAGCGTGGAGGTACAAAAGGTAGAGTAGAAGCAGCTAAAGGTGTGAGGTATCTACAAGGTCCAGGCAAAACTACAATAAAGCCATCAAAAAAGAAAAATCTGCTGAAAAAACCAAAGCCCCCAGAGTATAAATGAGCAACAAAAACTACAAGGTAACGACTAAGCTACCAGCACTACCAGACATAGATACGGATGACAGTGCGCTTAGTCTATTTGATCAGGACAACCCTGACATCAACCTGTTCAACCTTGTAGATGATGAGATGATTCGTCTAGCTGGCTCCAAGTTTCACTTCTATAAGTATTACCAGTCAGACAACTACGACGATGTATATCGAGAGGAGAGGAGCAAGGTAGTGTCCAAGACACCTATTGTAGTTCATGGGCACTACGATCCTATCTCCATGTCAGAGGAGCTTACCCAGTTCGGTATTGAGCTTACTAACGATCAGCTATTTACGTTTAACAAGAGCTACATTGAGACCAAGCTTGGTAGGTCCGTCATTCCTGGTGATGTAATCAAGCCTATGTTTCAAGAGCAGAAGTATGAGATCTTCGAGGTGGTTGAGGATAGCTTCGAGGCGTATGGAGTTTATCATTTAGTGTGCTCTGCCAAGCTCCTCCGCGATAGCACAGAGGTTCAGGACACTCCTCTCTCAAAGGTTAGTGATGAACTTGGCGGGTACGCAGGTATCGAGGAGCTATAATGCCTACAGTAGTTACAAAAACTATCGGGTCTGGAAAAGACTATGCTACATTTACAGCCGCCGCAGCGGCCATTAACAGTATTGCAACAACGGCTTTTGGTAGCACAGATTTAGTAGCTAATGATGGAGCTATTGTTTTCGAGGCTGATGCTGGATATTATAATGAATCTCCTTATATAAGCAATAGTATTGTTGCAGACGCTACAAGAAATGTAACCTTTAAACCTGCGGCTGGTAGTGAGCATAATGGAAATATAGATGAAGGTGTAGTGTTTAATGACACTGGTGCTGGTCAAGCTTGGTTATTCGTTACCGCTTTTTATGTTCTTGATGGGCTAAGTATTCAAAATTCGATAGAAACACGACAAGCAACCATAGTTAGAAATTGTAATATTTCTGCGCTTAGACGCCCCAATGGTATTAACGACAATCATCAACAATCAACAGGTACGTTAATTGAAAACTGTTGGATCGAGGCTCAAACACGATGTATTAATGCAAATAATCAAGTTGGTACATTAACTGCTAGAAACTGCACTTTCCATAATACAGGTCAAGGTGTTAGAATTAACACAGGGACTCCAGTTGCTATCTATAACAACTTTGCTCATGTCTCATTAACTTCTCAAAGCTTCGGAAACTTCACAGCTTTGCAAGGTTCAGGAAATGTAACCGAGCAAACAACCTTCGGAGATCTAATTATTCCCGCAGGTGATGGTATTTTTGCTGGAAATCAGACTTGGACACTGACTACGGATACTGATGCCTCTTCGACAGGCAACCAAGCAATTTTTGATCCATACACCTCTAAACTATATGATGTTACAGGGAATGATGCTTGGAAAGTTCTAACAAATCTTTCTAATGTTCCAGCTACAGACATCGCTGGGAACAGTAGAAAAGCCACAGGGTATAATCCAGGCGCGTTTGAAGAGGATGCTGCTGGCTCTGTTCCACCTGGGAGGGCATTCGACCCCGCTCCCTCAAACGGGGCCACAGATGTGTCCACAAGCACTACACTTAGCTGGTCCGAGCCAGCAGGGACAATCAGCAGTCGTCAGATCTATCTAGGAACTTCGCCCAGCCTAGTTACCTTAGTTTCTACCTCAACTTCTCCTGTTAGCTTGGAGACGGAGCTTGATGCGGGAACGACATATTATTGGAGAGTTGATCTGATTAATAGCGCAGGAACCACGCAAGGTATAACTTTTGTTTTTACTACGGAATCTGTGCTTCCCCCGGCAGAGGCCGGGGAAGGCGGTGGGGAAACCGTCACCACAGCTACTGCGGCAGAACTCGATGTTTCTTCTTACGACAGTCGAAACCGACAATACCCTACTAGAGAAGGAGATATTCG